TTGGTGGTATGTAAAATCTGTGATGACGCACAAAGATGCAAACTGGGTATATAGTTTATGGAGAAATCTAGAAAATTACTGGAGTGGGTCGACAACGGTGTTTAAAGATCAAGAACATTTAGTTAAAAAAACTAGACCTGGACAACAACTTTTATGGGAAGAAACAGAATGAAGAAGAATGTAACATATTTAGGGGGTAATTTAAATATTTATAAAAGGTCGTTTTCCAACATTGAACGAATACATTAAAGCTGAGAGAACGAAAAACTACTACAAAGCCGCAAAAATAAAAAGGGTGGAAACTAACAAAGTATATATGCAAGCTTTGAATAAACCATTGATAAAAACACCATGCAAGTTAAAGTTCACGTGGCATAGAAATACAAAGCGCAATGCTGATTTGGACAATATAGCGTTTGCAAAGAAATTTGTGTTAGACGGAATAGCAAAAGCTGGAGTCATACCGAATGATAATTTAATGCACATAGTAGGTTTGCAGGATGAAATAAAATATTCAAAAAACGAAGGTGTGGAAATTGAGGTGATACAGTGCGAAAAAAAACACGAATTTACAAACAAGAAATATTGAATATGTTAAAAAACAAGCCAAGAAATAAGGTTAAAAGAAAACTATACGATGATAAGAAACGTCACAAGGAACTTGGAATTACAGAGACAACGTGCGATCGCATATGGAGCGACTTAATGCAGAAGCGGAATCCAATGGACAACATAGAGAAAAAGGCGTATGTTGTTTATACACCGAGCGGAAAACTGGCTGGGGTATTCAACACCACTAAAGCCATTGTGGGAAGGTTCGGAATTATGAGCGATGAAGAATTGTTGATGCGTGTAAATACAAAAAAAGGAAACGGAAGGTATGTATTCAGGCAAGAAAATCGATAACAAGAAAGTTGACGAAAAGATAGAAACGACGTATAATAAAAGAGTGTTCATGTTTACCTCCTTTTCAAAACTCTAAGGTGCAGGTAGAGTTTCCAATTGCGGTTTTGACCTGTGCCACCTTCCTTTCAAAAAGAGCACCTCCAAATACTAGTGGAGGTGTTTTTTTATGTGCACATAGAAATAGACAAAATTGAAAAAAAGTAGTAAAATGAGAGTGAAGAAGTCTATAAGGAGGCAAAAATATGCCAAAAGAGCAAGAAGTAAAGGAAGAAATGCTAAGAACAAAAAAACAATTGAAAGGGTCTTTTGCAGAAACGTCACTTAATGTAAAAAACCTTGAACTGACCAAAGAAGATTTGGCGTATCACAAAGAAAAAACCAAAGGGTTGCCTGACGCTTTACAAGAGCGATATAAGAACACGCTCCGAATAGATAAAGTGTTAAGAATTATAGAAGGCGAGAAAAAGATACAAGAGAGGCTAGACTCGGCGATTAGTTTCTTGGACATGTTGATTGAAGAAGCGAAAGCGACGGCTTAAAAACGGAAATTAACGCCTACTCGGCGGTGAAAGAGGGAAAAATATGAGCCACATGGAAAGCATTAAAGCGTTCAAAACGCAAATGAAGGCAAAAAGTAACTTGATGGTGGAAAACTTAAAAGTGAGAGAATTGCGTAATTTACTTCCAGAGATGAAACAAGGCACAGTTTATAATATTATCACACAAAAAAACATCAGTCCTTATGCATTCTTGCTGGACGCGATAGAAAAACACAATGCAATAGATGATCTGACCGTTGTGACGTATAGAGTATCAGAGAAGGCCGCTAATAACTTTAAATATATGGTAGAAGCTGGCTTGGTTAAAAAGTTCACACTACTCGTCAATGACAATTATGAAGTGTTGATGAAAGACAAGGCGTCTATTCTATTAGATTTAGATAATGAAAACGATAACTTCAAACTGATTCAAAAAAACTCGCATGCTAAAATAACACTTATAAACGCAGGAAATGAATATTATGTGATAAGTGGATCAGGAAATTATTCAAACAACCCTAAAATCGAGCAGTACACCGTTTTAAAAGACAAGGAACTGTATGATTTTCATAAGGGGTGGATAGAAAATGGGCAGTGAATCTGGTGGAAGACCTATTAAATTTAGCGAAGCGTATTGCGACAAGATAATTACAGAAATGGAAGAATATATGGATAGCGTAGATATTCCCATACTTGCAGAGTTTGCATATACCCACAACTATAGTCGCCAATCACTTTATAAACACGAGAAGTTACGGGACACTAGAAAAAAGATGATGATGAAAAAAGAAGCACAATTAGAAAAACTTGGTTTATTAAACGTAATTAATGGCACAATGGCCATATTTTCACTGAAACAATTAGGCTGGAAAGACAAACAAGAGGTTGAACATACAGGCGGAGCCGCAGAAGCCGTGCATGGGTTCTTAAAAAACCAAGCGGGCGATGAATAAATGTACGCCTACGACCTCACTTACACCGAAAAGTGGAAAGACGTTTTGGGAGATAAAAGTCAGGTCTTATTCCTAGAAGGCCCGTCTCAGACATCTAAGACCACGCTGAGTGGGGTTAAATTAGTATATGAGTGCATGAAATCTCCCAAGGGACAAACATACTTTATGCTATCAGGCGAGAGCACACCGACGCTTTATCGTAACTTTGTGGAACCCGATACGGCCGTCACTCGATTGTTTCCAAACGTCAGACACATTGGCGGGGGATCAGAGGGTGGACAACGGATAGAAGTAGATGTTTCTTATGAAGGTGAAATAGAAACTAAAAAAGTTTTCTTCGTGGGTTATCATAATAAAAACTCAGCACAAAAAGTTCTGGGATCTAAGCCTTACATGATATTTGCGGATGAGTTTAACATCGCTCACAAGAATTTTGTCCAAGCGGTTTTTACTCGAGTTGCGTCTGTTGGGACTAAACTTATAGCCACCAGCAACGGAGATGATCCGGAAAAAGTTTTCTACAGTTATTTAAATCAATGTAGGCCAACAGAAAAAAACGAAATAGACGTACCACACACGACCATGCAGCAAATGGAAGAAGTTGAACCGAAAGAAAACTGGACTTATTACTTTTTTGGCCTTGATGACAGACCGCTTGCGACAGCAGAGTGGATAAAAAGAATGATGTCAATGCATCCAAAAGGGTCATTTGAATTTAACAGCAAAGTATTAGGCATCCGCGCCATCACGGAGGGCGTGTTGTATGCTCATCTATTAACGAAAATGCACGACATATCTTTTGAAAAAATAAACATTGGCGCAATAAAAGAGGTGCTTGTCGGGATAGACGTAGGTGGAGGAGCAGAAAAAGAAAATAGAGGTAAGACCGTTTTCTGTATAGCTGGCTATTCAACGTTATATCAAAGGGTTGTGATTTTGGATGGAGGTATTTCCAAACAAATTGGTCATACGGAAACCGTTCGAGAGTTCAATGCCTTTATTGATAAGTGGTGGAAGATGTTTCATCATCGATTAAAAGCTGTGTATATCGACAATGCTGAACCTGCATTGATTTATGCATTTCAAAAAGGGATTAAATACCCGATTGATATCAAGGGTTCTATTAAAAAAACCAAACTAATCGATACGAGAGTTAGAGTAACGATGAAGGAACAATTGATATATAAGTACCGTATGTTGTTTGTTAAAGAAACAGGGGCTCAAATAATTAAGAAAAATATGGGAAAAGTCAAAGGTGTCAATGGTGTAATGCTTGATGAGGACGAGTTATGGAACGATGTGTCTGACGCATTAGACTATTCGTTGACCCCTCGATTCAAACAACTAATGAAAAGGAAGTGAAAACATGAATTATGGGTTCAATATGAAACACAATTACTTAATCAATGATCTGGAAAGTAATGCCAGATTTGAATTCAACTTGTACAGAAATAAAGTTCTTCTTTCAGGCGATTCTTCAGCCGTTGAGAAATTCTACAAAGAAGATTACGCCAAATTTTCGGCCCTTGACAAATATGGGAGAAGTGCTCGCTACAATTCTTTCTGGTTCAACGTTCAGCCACACAACGCAAGAGTGTTTTTCGGAATTATATCGATGATCAACGAAACGTTTGTAAACCTAATAACTTCTGGTGGCGTTAAGGCGAAGGTTAAAGTCAAAGGCAAACAATATGCAGAAGATCAAGAAGAAGATGAAGAGCAAAGTGAGCGGCTGGATGGCATACTGCAAGCTAACGACTTTTACGATAAAAAATGGGGATTGGCGGAATCATACCAATCAGGTCTAGGATATGCACCTTTTAAAATCAGTATAGACGAGGGATTGCTAGATACACCGATTTTGGAAGTCATAAGACCCGAAAGAACAGAAGTAATAAAAGAACGAGGCATCATTCAAGGATATAAGTTCAAGTCTCGAAAACGGGTCGGCGACGACGATTTTGAGATACAAGAAATAGTAATGAAAGACGGTAATGGACCAATCATTCAGTACAGGGTCTTGGCTATTGACGGAGAAGAACCAAGACAGATAAATATCGCGAATTTAACAGACGGAATGTTGGAGGCGCTCGGGATAAGCTTCTTAAAAGTTAAAGATGGAGAGGAAGTTGGAATTCAGACAACATTCTACGAGTTTAGCGAACTTTCAGATTTGCCTGTGGTGCTTAAAAATAACACTGCTCACAATAGAATGTTCCCTACATCGCCTTTCGGAGTAGCCGATACCCAAGGGTTAGAAACAATAGAGGACGCCTTGTCAGAGCTTCTATCAAGCATGGTGGAAGAGGTGCGTAAGGGTCGCATTAAAGTATTGATTTCGGAAGACTTGGTTCCCACCAACGCTGAAGGAGGCAAAATGCAGTTTAATGATTTCCGAATGGATTATGAAATCATGAGCGGTGATTCTGCTGAAGGCGGTAGTAAAATTGAGGTCGTACAAGGGCAAATAAATAGTGAAAAATACTTATCAGGCATTGCTTCTTTAATTTCTTATGGGTGTAACATCGTGAGCCTTCATCCAATCACAGTTGGAATAACAGGAGTAGAAAGCATTGACGCCTCGCAAGAAAGTCAAATGGAGCGAGAAAAAGTGTCAATGAGAACAAGAGAAAAGAAAATGAAGTCTTGGCGTGAAACGCTTGAATCATTGTTTAATCTGCTATTGCAAACCCAAGACATTATGGACGGGAAAACCCCAGAAGAGTATGAAATCGCGCTAGAATTTGGAAACTTCACAAATCCTTCAAAAGAAAACATTGTGGATATTCTTTCAAAAGCAGTCGAAGGTTCTGTAATCTCGATGCGAACTGCACAAGACCAATATCACGGAGAAGATTTGACAGACGAGGAGAAAGAAGTAGCCTATGTAGCAACACTTATTGAAAAAGGCATAGCACTAACGCCTGCTCAGCGGTTTTTCTACGAAGAAAAATCAAAAGAACTCTATGGAGTGTCAGATGAAGAACTAATAACGACCGAACCGTCAGAAGGTGAATAAATATGGCCATCAATCCCAATGCAAGCACTCAAGGCGATCGCGTCATGGACGAGAAAAGAGATTACCAAAGAGTATTGCCAAGTTCCAAAAGTCGGCAAGCATTGCGAGAAAGAGGAATGTCATGGGTTTTATCATCGAATGTGAGTGCGATTGGCACATCCGCTAAAGACTTGTATGTTCGATTTCATAACGGGTCAATATACGTTTATTATGAAAAGGCGGATTTATTCGAGGCCATGTACAAAAGTTCGAGCAAAGGACGCTTTGTATGGACCGAGTTGCGCCGGACCAATGTACCTTATGCAAAAGTAGGTTCCATGCCACTTGAAGAAGACGAAAACGTGTCGGATGAAGACATCATGAAGGTGGGCATATCGACACAGAAAGTTAAAAGGTTAAATCAAATGGCAAACATTGCAGCTCTAGGCGCCAAATCACCAGCACTCATTAATATGACTATCAAGGCTGGTGCTTATACAAGCAAGATAGCACTGTTGGAATAACGTTAACCCTTTTCGGAAAAAAGGGAAAAAATATAAGTCGACAGACTATAAATCGGGAGGCAATATTATGGAAGAAGAAAATGACAAAGGGCTAGAGAACACCGACGGCCCTGAGGTAGAAACGATAACCAAA